CTCCTTGTATATACTTTGCCATGTAGATATCACAATCCTTCGATTTATTTCTTTTGATTTTCCTTGAAATATTGTATGTATTTGTCTCAAGATGTTCTTATCATGATTACAATAATCTGAAAAATCACCAGCCATTTGAGTAACAAGACCAGTGGTAGGAACAATAATCAAATATTTACTATTTTCATTATGATCTAAAAGATACTTAAGTGTGAGATATATGATTAATGACTTACCAGAGCCAGTAGGAGACAGCAGGAGACTTCGATTCTTTGTAAGAGCATGAATGACAGCATCTATTTGGTGGGCGTGTGGAATAATCTCCTTGCCTCCAGAATAAATCTTTTGTTTATTCAACCATTCCCTTATATCAGTCTCTGTTATTTTTTTAATTTCAATTCCATGTATTTCGTATTTGTACATACGTTCTTCACAGAATTTTACAATATAATCCAACAATCCAACATATATCGTCTGGGCTGCTAAATTAAATAATTTAATCGTACCATCCCATTTTTTCTTTTTATATGCTGGTGTAAACTGATGATTTGGTACTTTAAATGTAAAAAATCCAGAAAGCTCTTTCGCAATCGAAGGCTCACAGTCGATTTTCAAATATACTTCATCGACCTTATGAATCTTTAACATTATACACCTTGAGTAAATTTAATCCATTCGATTGATGCTCGAATAGACCAAATTTTGTTTGAAATAATTTTAACTACACTTTCTAGATAATTGACTTTTTCTTTTTGCATAGTTACCTTTAATTCAAGTTGAATTACATCTTTATCGCTGTCAATAAATTTATCTAAATCTTGACGTATTAGTGCTAATTCAAATGGTTCCCAACCTAAATCGTGCAGTTGTTCTTCACTCAATTTTCCAGAGTAATATAGCCATTTATTTCTTTTTAGAACATTTAAATCTGTTTCAAACTTAGCCAATACTAGTTTTTCATCAGACAATATACAAAGATATTTGTTATGTTGTTGAGGAACAACCGAGGCTTCGTGATCTAAACTTGTATTATCAATGAGGACATCATCCTCTACCATTTTTTTAATATCATTTAGTGTCATATTATAAAGTCTTATCTTCAAAAATATCAAAGTGTGTATATGTAAATACTGCCGAGGCAATCACAACATCAGTATCATTTAAAGTAACATCAAAATCTAATCCAGATAAAAAACTAGGAAATATATTATAAAACTTATATGTGATAATTGGATTATATTGACTGTTCAAAATAACCAATGTAGCATCAGATGTTTTATGTATATCCTTTAATTCCTCTACATTATCTGTGTATGGGGCCAAACCCTTCATCCAATCGAACAATTCTTTATAATTCATCATATATTCATCAACTGGAAAACTAACCTGTAAATCTTCGAATTGAAATCTATTTCCAGCTAGACGTATATCTATTGGTGTTGGGTTAGACTGCGGTGATATACCAATACTCAAAGAAGGTAAATTTACTCGTTGAAGAAAATAACTCATTGTTGGGCATCTACTCAATGTAAATACAAATCTATTCTGTAGAAGAAAGTTTGTATTTACTGGTATAGATGGATTTGATGAATAAAAATCACCAGGCAAATTTGCCTTCACAGAAGCTGGTATATTTGCTGGATTAAACATACTATTATTTATGCAATGAAAAAGGGTGGCTTTCGCCACCCTTTTCCTTATAAACCTTACGGGTTATTATCAGGTATTGAAGCCTGAATCAAGACCATGGAGATTGACTACGCGAGTAAGTCTGTAATAGACGTTGCTATTAGCATCCAAACCTTCAGCGTTTGCGCTGATTACATCACGACCCTTGGCGAATGGATTTGCGACCATGCCGTAACGAGTCTTGAAGCCAATCTTGGGTTGGAAGGTATCTTGACCGACTGCACGTACCATTTGTAGCGGAACGTATGGGCAGTAGAACATACCAGCGTCATATGGGGATTGACCCTTATAACCAACCATGAAGAAGTCAACACCAGCAGGAACGAATGGATCGATGAAGACCTTGTACTTGCCGTTGAGAACGCCTGCGAAGACGTTACCAGTATCATCAACATTCATATTGACGTTGAGTGCTGGTGAGAGATTAAGGAATCCACCCATTGCGAGAGCAGAAGCAACATCTGCGCTGCAAAGAATGAAGTTACCCTTGCCTCTACGAGTTTCTTTCGCAATGACGTTTGCTTCACGTTCGATTTGGAACATGAGGCCACGATATCTTTCAGCTGACCAACGACCGTCAGAATCTGTTGAGAGATCGTATGAACCAGAGTATGAAAGATCTCTTTGTTGTGAACCTGTCTTGGCAATGGTGTAAACTGCACGGAGAATTTCGCGGTTGATTTCGTTCAAGATTTCAGTTGAAAGAATATTTGCGAGTTCCGCCTCAGCATCAAGACCGTGAACAGCCTTGAGATCTTGTGCAAGTTCAGTTGTGTATTCTGCCTTGAGTGCGCGTGTACGAGCTTGTACTGCGACACGTTCAATGCTGAATGACATTTCCTTGAATGGGTTGCCAGCTTCACCGAGTGATTCTGCATTTTGTGTAAGGAAACCACGGAATGAATTAAACAAATCTTTACGATCTGGTGAAGCATTCCAGCTACCAGATGAAGCACCTAGACCAAATGGGTTGGTATAAGTAAAGCCAGTAGCACCAGCACCAACACCAGTTGATCCAAGAGCACCAGCGAAGGATGCGATTGGTTCATCATACATTGCCTCAAGACCAGCTTGATTGTCGTATCTTGAACGGAATGCAAAGATAAGACCAGTTGGTGCTGACATTGGTTGAACGCTTGCTACATCATAAGCAACGACGTTAGGCATTGCACGACGAACAAGGCTGATTAGGATTGGATCATAACCAGCGAGAGCTGATGTTGATGCGCCACCTTGAGCTACTTGATTATTGGCAAAATTGCCACCCATAGCATTTACAGGTGCTTCTGTGAGGAAATCACTTGCACCTTCTCTGAGTGCCTTCTTTTGATTCTCAAGAAGAACTGCGGTATTACGACGACGTTGAATGTCATTGATCTTGTCTAATTCTGGGTGATCAATGATTGGGGACCACTTCTCAAGAAGTTGGTCATAAGGGGTTATTCCATTAAAATCCATTTTATTTCTCCTATTTTCTTTTTGTTAAATTAACCTTTTATGGCTTTGAGATGCTTACTGATTGAATTGACATAAACATTCATATCTTCATTGATAAATGGTTTAGATGAAGTAGTAGTTTCTTCGGTGAGGCTTTCTGCTTCAGGTGACTTACCATTAAAATATGACTCTTTGAGTATTTTTACTTTTTCTTTGTATTGATCAACTGAATTGAATTCAATAGATTCGCAGAGTGAAGCAAGTTTTTCAACTTCTGTATCTGCAAGATCTGATGAAAGTTCCATGAAAACATTAGCACATTCATTTACAATATTTTTCTCTTGTAATTCCATGTGCTGTTTCATGAGTTGATTAAGATTTTCTTCAAGTTGACGATTCTCGGCAAATAATTCATCAACGAGATCGACCTTTTCTTCTGGAACTTCAATATAGTTATTTTCAAACAACTCTTTGAGTCCTTGGATAAAGTTTTCGGCAATCTCGGTACGGAAACCTTGCTCGACTTGAAGACGATTTTCTTCCATCCATTCATTGAGAACATATCCAAGATAACCGTCTACTTGCTCAGTGAGAGTAGATGCTACTGCGGATACTTCTTCCTCAATTACTTCTTGTGATGCTTGTAAAATTGCTTGTTCGATGATTGCTACTTTTTCATTCAAAGCAGCTTCAAACAAGGTTGCAGCCTTTGCTTTGAATTCATCTGAAAGATCTTGTCCTTCAAAAAGTGCATCAACATAATCAGTAATATCTAATTGTACTGATTCTTTGGTTTCTTCCATATCATCTTCTGGTTCTTCTGTGGTGTTTTGCTTTGGTGCTGCACCACCTTGAGGTGAAAGTGAAGCCATGTTTGCTTTTGCTAAACCGTCTTTTGCAATTGGTTTAGCAAACATAGGAGTTACGCCATTCGAGGCGAAAGTTCCCTTTCCTGTTGCATCTTGTACATCTTGACCTTGATTCATAATTTTCTCCGTAAGTAATATTATTTATATTTTTTATTATTTACATAACGATATGTAACGTCTATTGTTGGACTAATTCGTAGGGTCTGGATTATTTGGTGGTTTGTATAAATTTGGTTTGGGATATACATCATCCTCATCATATTTAAATCCCAATATACCTGTATTTTGTGCTTGAAGATCTTTTAATCTTTGTTCTGTTGCTCTCAATGCAGCAATACGACTTATTCTAGATGATCTTGGTAATAAATCTATTTCTTGAGTAGATCTTCTCGCTAATTCTTGTTGTGTTGATCTTATCTGTGATGCTAATTGAGCAGCAGTCATTAATGGTTTTGGACCAGATCTAGCTGTTACTGGAGATGTAGATGTTTGTGGTTCTTGAGGTTGATTTGTTCTAAAAGCATTTGATACAGCTCTGCCAGCTCTCAAAACACTACCTAAGTTTGTTACTCCCTTTAAAGGATTAGTTACATTACCACGTGCGGTTGGAAAATTTAAACCACTAGATATAGCAGCTCTTAATCCCATTGTGGCGAGTTTAGGTAAAGCAGCCGCCATAATAGATGGTTTTTGTACAGGCAATGCACCCATTTTTTGACTATATTGACCAGTTGTTATTGGACCCCTAACAGTTCTCAATCCTTTTCTGGCAGCAAGTGCTAATCTACTACCTAATTTCTGAAATAGTGGAGTACCACCACTAAAGAATTTTTCATTGATTTGTTTTATACTATTATTTTCTTTTAAATCATTATGAACTTTACAGTAAATAGCATATCTTGCATTTCTGCAAGATATGCTTGATGAAATATTTGTTTCGTTTTTCATAACTTCCTCAAAAAGTTTTCAAACATTTTTATGGCTTTTTTTTCCATATCTTTTTTACTGGTCTTTTGCAATTGTTTTTTCATTTCAGACAATTCTTTTTCTCTAAGTAATCCATTGTGCCATACCCACTCTTTTCCTTCCAGAATACCATTTACAAAGGCATCTGGAGCTGATGGATCAGCAACAATATCAATAGCACTTAAAGTAAAGTCTGATTGAACTTCATTAATTTCGTTTACTCTTTTTAATGTTCCCATACCTCTTGAAGAAACACCCAATAAAGCACCTTCATCAATCAATGATTTAACAATTTTACCCATCGGTGTATCTAATATTTTAGCTTTACCGATGAAATTATTACCTTCTTGATTTAATTCTACAATCATGTGTGAGACACGATCTAGATTTACAGATGGACCAGATGGGTGATTTAATTCACCTAGAGCACGTTTTTTATCAACGTATTCCTTGACATAACGGCCACACTCGTTTTCAAGAATATTAATGCTATATTTTCTTCCATTACGATTCACAGTTTCACCTTGCATCATAATACCTTCAATATAATAATTTTTACCATTGTCGGTAGACTCTACAAGAGTTTTTACGTTTTCAATTGTTTCTGTGATTAACTTCATGGAATTCCTTATTCTTGGGTTTCTTCTTCACAGTCTTCGCAAATTTCTTCTTCTGAAAGTAATTCTTCTGCTATTTCGGCTATTTCTTCTTCTGT